CATTCAAGAATGGCACTGCACGAGCATTTGATATGGTGCGTGGTGGCAATGTTACATTTACTGAATGTATATTTGAAAACACTGTACGCAAGCCTGTAGCATCACAGTATACTATAGCAGAACAATGTGACATTGGTATAAAAGGTGGTGTACATGATGTAACATTTCATAGTTGCATATTCAATGATATTTTAATAGGTGATTATAGCATATATGATCAACAAGATCGTCCAAAAGCTCGTCGCTTTACTTTTATCAATTGCAAAAATAAAGATGGTGGACCAATCATTATTCGTGGCAAATATGTTGATAAAGATTCTATCAATCTTGTTGGTACACATGCAAAAATGTGGGTTTGGCCGTCATTTTTAACCAAATTATATTGGATGTTTAATCGCAAGTTTGGCGACACTCGCAAACCAGATGGTTGGAATGTATATGATCATAGAGAGTTGGACTAAAACATAACATCGCAGTTTTTATATAAAAAATTATCTTGCCAAATTGGTAAGCGTGTATCATATTTATCGGTTCAAACGTCTAAAGACGAAAACTAAATAATAATATATGAAATATAATAACACACAAAATAACTCGCTGCTTGTGAAGCTCTTTGCTTCTATGATGCTGTTTGTGGTCACTGTGACCAGTGTATTTGCCATTCCCGGCATTACATCCACAAACCTACAAACAACATCGGGTGTAACAGTTACAGGTGCAGGTACTACTCTTAGTATCGTCGCCCCAAACAAGTCTGTGCTTACATGGCAGAACTTTGGAAGTGGCACGGATACTATTGCTATTGGAGATGCACTAAACTATACACTTCCTTCCAATAATGCATCCGTACTAAACATTGTTGCTGGTGGAGCATCTTCAACCATCAACGGTACACTTTCCTCTAACGGTAATGTATATGTTCTGAATCCAAATGGCATTTTGATTGGTGGAAGTGCCCGAATTGATGTCAACCGTTTGGGCTTGAGCACATCCGACAACACATCATTTGCTAGTTTTTATTTCCAGCAAAATGGATTTCTTCCGTCCCAAGACGGTCTGGTTCCTGTAGCTGGTAATACAACCATCAGCAATGGTGCAATCATTGCAGTAAGCGAAAATATTACTCTTGTTTCCAAGAATATCACGGTCGGTGGTGTATTGTCTCAAGGAAATCTCGTGCTCAATGCCGATGGTAATGTTACTGTGGGTTCTGCTGGTATGGCTTATATCGCTGGCAATTTGACTATCAATAATCCAACTGGAACAACTACAATTGGTTCTGCTGGCAACAACACAATTATCACCAATAACCTAGTGGTCAATGGAAATTCTACAAGTGCGTTTTCTTCGGTTGCTACTGGCACAATACAAGCCAAGACGCTGAACGTCACGGCTGGAACAATTCTAGCCGATCGTATCAGCACAAGCAACACAACCGTAACTGGCACAAACGTCACTGTTAATGTTGGTTCTGGTGCTGGTACGCCTTCTGTTACCGCAGTTGGTAATGGCACAGTACAAATATCCGCTCCCGCATCTCTTGCCGTAAATGTCACCAATTCTGGTGTTGGTGCAACTAGCGTATCTGCTGGTGGCAATTTGACATTGGGCAAGGTGCAAGTTGAAGGTTTGGCTGGTGCTTCTTTTACTGGTGCCGCCGTGACTGACACTTCGTCCAGAATCTTTGTTTATGGCGGAACATCTTTCACCGCAACTGCTGGAAATGTTACTATCGACAAAGGACAACACAGTTTTGGTCCAGTTAGCGTATCTGCTACTGGCGAAGCCTTGATCTTTGAAGATGCAGCCACACAACTAAACGTTGTTAACACACCAAAGTTGACATTGCGTTCTGTTGATTATATTTTTCAAACTCCGACAACTGGTGTAGTTAATAGCTCATTAGTTTCTGTTGTGGGCACTGGAAATATAACACTCGGTGCTGCCACAAACTCTGCTGGAAATTACACAATCATCGGCAATGATATTGTGTTTGCCAACAACGGTGCATTGTCTATATCCACAACTGCAACTGGCAACGCTTCTGTTGCATCAACGGGCGCAGTGACTCTCGGCTCAACAACCACGGGTGGCACACTAACAGTTACTTCTGCTGGAGCAATCGCTCAAGCGGTTGACACAAAGGTATATGCCTTGGGTGCATCAAACTTTGTTGGAACTGGATTGACGCTATCAAATGCTGGCAACGGCTTTGGTGGCATCACAGTTGATGTTGGTACTGCCGGTACTGCCACAATCACCGAAGAAACAACTTTAAACCTTGTTTCTCTTCGCGCTGCTAATGCAACCGTAAAAAGTACATTCGATGTTATTACAACTGGTATATTGCCAGTAGTCGCTGATACATTCAATGTTGTTGTTGGTGGGGATTTTGTTCCTGCTGCAAACTTCCGCGCTGTTAATGCTGTTACAGTATTGTCTGGTGGAAATGTTGACTTGAGTAATTTGAGTTTGATCACAAACTTGAATAACAAGAGTCCAAGCATCATTGCCAAAGGATACAAGGCTCCACAGTCATAATAGATATTATAAAGTGTATACTTCAAAAACCCAACCTTAAATGGTTGGGTTTTTTGTTATATTCATATATATTTATAATAACTTATGAAGAAATCAGAACTCAAAAATCTTATCAAAGAAGTGATGGATGAAATAGTAGAACTTAATCCAGAAAAACAAGAACAAATGACAACTACACAGTTGAATGGATTGAATCAAAAGTCTGAAAAAATGCTAGAAATAATGAAATCAAGTGATGTTAAGTTGGAACCTTGGATGATTGATCTTATCAGTCAAGCATATCACAACATTGATGCTGTTGCCAACAAACTGATGTTTGGTGATAAAAAAGATTAAGAAAGTTGTTGACTTTAGATAAAATTCTGCCACTATCTTAATCAAGAAAAGGGTGTGATGAATTGATCACACGGAGGTAACGGGTAGGCTTTCCTCCGAAGGACACGAACCGCAATATGTGTCTTCCTCGTTCTTTGATATTTTCCTCTCGTAGCTTAATGGTAGAGCTGGCTCTTTATAGGGGCATGGTTGTGGGTTCGAGTCCTACCGGGAGGACCAATTTTGAGAATAAAAAAGGCACTTGGCCCGATGATAATTGTGACGCTTGCAACCTCGCTAGAGGGAACTTAGTAAGCAAGCTGCGTCAGTCCAAAAGGATTGGTCGTCTAACTACGAGGTAATGCTCATCTTAGATGTAGATGTACAAGCACATCGTATAATAGCAGAGTTTCAGCACAGCCAAGAGGTAGAATGTCTGGCGGTTGATAGACACCTACTGTAGCATCATCATTCTAGGTTAGCAACTAGGTATTCTCAAATATTTTATTAGATTTTTAGCAAAGAGTAACTAGTATAATATTCAACTTGATTCCAAACCAAGCCAAAATATTGTGTGAACTAGTTTACTCGGCTATTTATGGTAGCGAGGTCGATTGGTTAAGGCAGCGGTTTCATAAGCCGTTCTATGTGGGTTCAATTCCCACCGCTACTTCCATTTTTAGTGCCGCCGAAGTTCATATGGGTGAACAATTCATTGGTAATGAATAAGAAGTTGGTCCGATTCCAACCGGTGGCTCCAATTATTGTATATTGACATATATGTATTATTGAGTAATAATTGCAATATTAAAAATGAGTGAAATTGATCTACTAAGAATTCTTCCAAAGGAACAATTTACCGAATATAAAGGAAAGTGTATACAGATACGTGATCTAATAAAGATACTTGAAAAACAGAATGAAAAAAATATTAATAATGGGACTGCCCGGCGCAGGAAAAACAACACTGGCAACTGAGTTAGCAAGTACATTAAATGCAGTACACTTCAATGCAGACGAAATTCGTAAAGAAATAAATAAAGACTTGACGTTTAGTATAGAAGATAGAATAGAACAAGCACGTCGTATGAAAGTGCTATGTGATATAGTTGTCAGGTCTGGAAATTATGCTATAGCAGATTTTGTGTGTCCAACAAAAGAAGCGCAGGAAGCATTTATAACACAAGATACATATGTTGTTTGGGTTGATAGAACAAAGGTTAGTAGATATGAAGACACCAATAAATTGTTTCATCCACCAGAAAATTTTGATATGATAGTCAATGAATATGGATCTCCAAAATTTTGGGCTTTGTTGATTGTTGACGAACTGCAAGCACACTAATTGATATATTATATCTTTTGGTCATATATATTATATATATTTCTATATAATATATGGCTAAAAAGATCAAAGTTAAACCAACTGATATAATAAATAGTCCTTTGTTTGCTGGAGTGCCGCCAAAATTTGTAAAAAAAGCGGCTACTTTTTGTGAAGTAAAAGAGTATAGTGCTGGTTCATTTATAATAAATGAAGGTGAAAAAGGAGACTTTATGTTTATTATACTTGATGGTCAAGTGGATGTATTAAAAGGACCAAAGAAGATGAAATTAGCCACACTTGGACAAGGTGTATTTTTGGGAGAAGGTGCATTGGTTAGTAGATCACCAAGAAATGCAAGTATTGTAGCAAATAGCAGTGTTAAACTTGCTGTATTTGATCAAAATGGATTTGATAAATTATCTGTTATGCATCCATGTATTCCTGTAACAATGATGAATATACACAATGAAAGATGCAAAGACACAGTTCGTAAACTCAATATATTAAAATCAAAAGAATTTATATTGATGGCAGCAGTTGGATTGGTGTTGCTTGTAAAAAATTCACATAGTATACTTCCAATGAATTTACATGATATTGCAGATCAAATTGCAAGTTATATTCCAGATCAAGTTATGGCATTGGGTGGTCCAGCGGCAGCAGCAATTGGATTGAAATTAAAACAAATGGAAATGGGTGACATTGTTTCTAAATTAGATAAGATTTGATAGTTTGTAGTTGACGAGAACAATATAATGTGTATAGTTATGTTTGTTCTTTGATAAAGATAGTTGAAATGGCAATAATAAGAGAAAAAAATCCACTCTGTATGCTTTTTGACTAAAGTTCTTTATATTTATTGTATATGGCAAACATCAAATACAAATATACTAAAGAAATTTTAGAAGACACCGTTGGCAAGTCCAAGTCTTATGCTGATGTAATGCGTTACCTTGGAATGAAAATGTCCGGTGGAAATCACGCGCATATAAAGCGTCAAATCAAAAAGTTCGGAATTGATACTTCTCACTTTGAGGTCAATCTAGAATCATTTAGAAGTGCTGCGAGAGAAAGAGCGTTCAAGACCCGGAAGACGTGTGATGAAGTATTCAATCTTTCCCCCGAATATAGATTGAAAGGAAAAATGATGACACGTGCGTTGATAGAGTCGGGAGAGGAATATACGTGTGTTAAATGTGGAATAGGTAAAGAATATAATGGATTACCCATTACACTTGAAGTGGACCATATTGACGAAAATTGGAGAAACAATAAGAAAGAAAATCTCCAATTCTTGTGTCCAAATTGTCATTCTCAACGAAAATAATTTATGTGGGCGAGTGGTGGAACTGGATATACACGCAAGTCTTAGGAACTTGTGCCGAAAGGCGTGTGGGTTCGAATCCCACCTCGCCCACCAATTTAAATACTTTTTTCTGGTAGTAAATTCTTTGAGGTTCGTCGCCTCATTTACTGGCTGATATACAATGACAAAATCGTGGTTATTATTGATTGAAATGAAACGACTTCCGACACGCGGGTCTGATATAATAGTTAGATTAGAGTCCTTGAGGTAATGACTTGATTGTATATCGAAGGGGAGCATAACTGCGGTGCCATACCTTGGGATGACCAACCCAACGCGCAGTCAGAAAAAAAATAAGTGCTGACATTGGGGATGACTCACCTGCTGATGAACCAATGGCGCGGAGACGCAGGTCACTACCGCCAGCACTTCACTTTATGGCCGCATGTTGGAATGGTAGACAACCTTGACTCAAAATCAAGTGCTCTAACGGGCGTGGGGGTTCAAGTCCCTCTGCGGCTACCAATTTATGAAAACTAAACTACCAAAACAAATCATTCGTATTGATGACGGTGAAGTATTTTCATTTAATGAAAATGGAACATATTCGCTTGAAATGATGAAACAAGAATTCCCCAATCATTTGTATAATGAATACACATATGAAGTTTTGATGGAAAATTTCAAAGGATGCTTTAGACACGAATAATTTTATGGATACTCAAACTATTACAACAAACTATGATGCTGGAAAAATTGCAAAGCGAGAAGCAATGCGTAAAGAATTAAAGCGAATGAAGATGCAACATATGATTGAACTAAATCAAACTATCGGTGAAAAAGCTGATGTTGTTGCAAAAAGATGGATTGCTGAGTTGAAACAAAAATAATTTTATGGCCGTATGATGGAACTGGATATACATTTTGGACTTAAAATCCAACGCCCGTAAGGGATTGAGGGTTCAAATCCCTCTGCGGCTACCAATTTATAATATGAAAACATTATGGAGAATATGGGCAAAAGCCCTTGGAGAAAAAGCAAGTGAAAATGACTGTGAAGCAGATCGTGTTGCACTTGTTCGCACACTCATTGTGCTTTGTTATGTTATTACAAACATATTCATTGTCGCGGGAGTAATAAAGCATTGGAATGACTAAAGAGATTTATATTGAAAGCGGTAATCATTGGATAAATGCTCCATATCCATTGAAGCCAAATGATACTGAAGTAAAAATGTATCAACAACATCTATTGACTGGAACTACATTGCTACTTGGTTCTACAGTTCCTTTATTACCTTTGTGTGATGAAGCAATTGACTTGACTCCAAGAATACAAGATCCAAAAATAATCAAGGGAGATTGGAATAACATAGAAAAATTTTATGATAATATTATTGGAGACGGAGTTCTAAATTTAGAAGGAGAAAAGATAATTGAAAATCTTCGTCCCAAGTGCCATAGATTCATAAGCAGAGTATTTTCTAGAAAATTCTCGTATATGAAATACGCTACATTTTTTTATAAAGATTTTCATAACGCAATCAAAATAGCAGAAATAAATGAATCATGTCCGATTTTCATCTGGAAGTTTACAAGTTAGTAACTGCATTGGAAGAAAACCAATACAAAGAGCGTGATGTATCGTTATTGATACCAAAACTTAATATATTGACAAGAGAAGAGTTGCAGAAAATACCTATAGACCAATCCAAACCATTTTCATCCACCAGTGGAGCAACCGGTCAACCAGTATTTGTTCAAAAGTATATGGCACAGCATATATGGTATTGGGCAACCAATATGCGTGAACTAATTTGGAGAAAGTGGGATACATCATTAAATTTGGCTGTAATCAATGCGCCTGTAACAGAAGAAAAGATTACACCTTGGCCGACAAATCCATATCTATTTACAAAAGGAGTTGGAAAGTGTTATATGCATCCAACGCGCGGAGACTTGCAAGGTTGGCTATATAGAATACAACCAGATTATTTGCATACATATCCATCTATTATAGCCACACTTGATACATCTAAACTAAAAGATGTAAAATCAACAAGTGAAAGAGGCGGAACCAATTATAGTTCAGAAGAAGTTGGTACAATTGGATTAGAATGCCCAGACAATCCGGATGTATATCATATCATGGAGAACATTGTTATAGAAATCGTAGATGACAATGACATCCTCGTTACAGACCTCACACATCCATATATAAAGAGATACAAAATTGGAGATAAAGGAGAGTTTGCTACTTGCAGTTGTGGAAGAAAATTACAAACCATAAATCGTAATGTTCTTGGTAGAATTCGTAATATGATAAAGTATCAAGATGGCACAACTGCGTGGCCACTGTTTGGCAGCAATACCATAAGAAATGCATGTGATACAATAAAAAGATTTCAATGTGTGCAAGAGTCATATTCGGATATTACATTGAAGATTCAAGGAAATGTACCAGAAGATAAAATTGAAGATGTAAAGAAATTGGTATTGAAAAGACTCAATCATCCATTCAATTTAAAAATAGAATTTGTAGAATCTTTTCCAGAAGGAAAATTTGAAGAGTTTGTTTGTAATATATAAATGCATCTGTCGGCAATTGGACAGTCAACGTGGTTTCTACCCACATTTAGTGTCAGTTCGAATCTGACCAGATGCACCATTCTTCAACTTTATAAAAACATTATATAATAAGTATTTACTACCAGACACTTGACTTTTTATAAAAACGAGCATATAGTTATGTCTGTTAGGGTTAGAATAGTCATATAACCTACGGGTCTGTGACTTTTATATGAAAGGATACATACTATGCTCATTGCTATAGCATGTTACGCTGTTCTTGGCTTGATTGTCATTGCGGACGGCGATTATAACAGAAAATAAACAGAAAATCATAAAGAGGGTGGAAATTCCACCCTCTTTTTTTGTGCTCGTATATTTATAAGTGTGATCAAACTGAAAGACATATTAGCAGAAGCCAAACTATACTCTTATTCTATAAAAGAAGTATTAGATAAGTTTCTACAGTTTGATGGAAAAACAATGATATTGTTTGATACAGAAACTGTTGGATTAGAACCAAACACTTCATATATTCAACTTACACATATTGCTGCAATTGCATATGAAGGTTCTTCACTAAAAGAAATTGGAGAGTTTTCCAAAAAGGTAAATATTGGTTCCGCTTTGAACAATGCATTGAATGATCCAAATAGTACAGAAGCAAAGCAGTTGGATAAAGAAATGAATAGAAGATTGAAAAAATATGGCAAGCCAGACTTGCACCCAAGAGATGCATTAAAAATGACTGGTTATGAAAATCCAAATGCAGAAAAGTTGGATGAAAAAGAAGCATTGATTCAATTTGAAAAATTTTTGAGTCAATTTGATAATGTTGTGATACTTGCTCACAATGCTACATTTGATATGAAATTCATTGAGGCTCGTAGAAAATTAAATGGATTGCCGCCAACAAAAAGATATCCGGTATTAGACACAGTAAACATATCGCGATTTTTCTTTATACCAGCAATGCAAGCACTTGAAACAATACCAGAAGTTAAAATTATATTGGATGGTTTACTTGCCAAGACAAAATATAAAAGTTATAGTTCAAGTCTTGGAAAACTTGGTGCAGTGTTGGGAGTCAAAGTTGATGGTTGGCATGATGCCAAAGAAGATGTAAAAATGCTTATGCAAGTGCTTCAAAAAATGATTGAATTTCTGAAAGCAAACTCAACAACAGATATTAAAAAATATATATCACCAGCAGCAAAAAGATTTCGTAAATCAAAATTCTAAATATAAATATAAATATTATGGCTAATAACAATACATACACATGGCAGTTTCCAGCATTGGAAGTAACAAAACAACAAGGCGATTATACAGACGTAGTTTACACTATTCACTGGCGTCTAAACGGAGTAGATCAAACATCATCACATTCTATAGAATTATATGGCATGCAATCTGTTGCGCCATATAGTCCAGACAGTGGTTCTTTTATAGCATATAATCAACTGACCAAAGAAACCGTCACCGGTTGGGTTATTGGTGCAATGGGTGAAAGATATGGTCAACTAACATCCAGCATTGATACATCAATATATGCAATGATAAATCCAACGACACAACAACTAGCTCCACCTTGGTAATAACAACCAATTGATTTCAATAAAAAACCCACCGAAAGGTGGGTTTTGTTTTTTACATTAGATACGGCAGATATGCCCGTCTCAACACATCATTGGCATATGTATGATCAAATTCATATTTGAATTTACGATCTTCATATGCTTTCTTCAATTCTATTTCATAATTGTCGGCAAGAAAATTTAGCTGTTCCACTGTGTATTTTTCTGGTTGAGTTTTTACTCTCATAAGAAAAGTATGAACATTTGTGTCATATTGCTTCATATTGACAGGAAAATAACCTTTTTCAAACAATGCTTTGCCGCAGCTGGCTAGTCTAAAAAGCTGTGTGAAGTTCTTTGGACTAAAACCATACTTATCAAGGTGAGCCTTGCGTTTGCTGCCAAGTTGACCTGTGCGTTCTCCGTTGGCAAGACGCCGTTCACCCTGCATATAACCAAGCAAGCATCTAAACATCTTGTCTGTGTCAACAAACTTTAACTTGTTTGTTTGTATTTCTTCAAATATATCACTTGTTTCAAGCAAGTTGTCAGAGAATAGTATTTCAAGCGCACCTGTATTACCATTACGAAGAAGCTCAAAAAACTTACGAACTTCATAATAAACTATGTCATCTGTTTCTTGCTTTTGTATATGATCCATACGCTCCAAACCAAGTATTTTGGATGGATCTGTATTTATGAACACACCTCTATAATCAAGATCAGACTCAGGAGTGTTGAGTCCATATGCTGTGCTGCCTCCTAAAGCTTTTACTAGCATTTTCATTTGTGTATATACGATGAATAAAAATGCATTTTTGTCAAGGTTATTTTATACTTATATTCGTAAACCTTTGATATTATAAAATTATGGCTCTATACAAATTCACGTCCTCAACGACATTAAACTTGACTTCTAGTAAGTCTGTGCTCATCGAATGCTTTGGTGCGGGTGGTCGCGGCTCTAAAACCGGTAACGGTGGTTCAGGTGGCGCTTATTCCGCAGTAACAAAAACACTTGGTTCTGGCTCATACCTAATCGGGGTTGGTAAAAACGACTATAACGGATATGGCAACGGCGGCGACACATGGTTCAAATCTGGTAGTTTGAACGTAATTATTTGTCAAGCTGGCGGCGGAAGACAAGACGGTACAATCGCATGGCAATTGCCACAAGCAACTGGTAGCACCAAGTATTACGGTGGAATCGGATGCCCAGACTATACCGGATATGCCAGTTATAATGGCTCCGGCGGCGGCGGCGGGGCTGGTAACGGTGGTAATGGTCAAGACGGCCAAAGCGCATTCTTTTCTACAGCCGTTTCCGCGTCATTGGGCGGAACAGGTTCTTGGATCAACGGCGACGGCACAGGTAATGGTGGCAACGGTGGATTCTATTACGCCGGTGCTAATGTTAATGGAGTATTCCAACCAGAAACCGGCTCATACCCAGGCGGTGGTGGCGGCGGCGCATACGACTACGGCGCAGAAACCGAAGCTGCTGGTGGCGATGGTGTGTTGTATCTAACATACTAATAAAACCTTATAGTTTTAGACAAACAAAACCCCTCGAAATCGAGGGGTTTTTTATTATAAATATAGTTATAAATTGAACCAAAGATTATACACATTATGAAACAATCAAGAAGAAGCTTTATAGGCTTAGGAGCAATGGGATTACTTGGATTGAACATGCAAGGGGCTGAAAAAAAGCCTGTTGAATTTTGCAATCCAAACGACGTGCCACAATTTGTATTTGGCAATGAACCAATGAGAACTCGCAAGAGTTTCTATGATTTAACCGACGAAGAATTACAGACTTTATGCAAGGCTGTAGATTATATGCGTAACAAGCTTCCGCGTGAAGCGCCAACAAGTTGGGAGACATTTACTCGCATACACTATAAACACTGCACTGCGTTTGATGCTGACCATCCACAAGTTCATTGGGGTGATCATTTTCTTCCTTGGCACCGTGGTTATTTATTTTTCCTCGAACGCTTGTTGGGAAATTCTTTGAATCAACTGGGTCTTGATGGTAACAAGTTTGCTTTTCCATATTGGGATTGGATCAACCACAAGGAAATGCCAAATACAAAATTCCGTGAGTTGAAGGGGCTAGGAAGTCCATTGTTTGGCTATGACCTAACACAACAAAATATGGTGGCTGGCGACAATCTTGGTTTTGATAATCTTGCATTATACGATGGAAACCGTGGTCCTACACTTGAAAAGAGTAAAATAGACCCCGCTAACGAAACGCGGCAAGATTCTAAAGATCACGTCGCCGAATGCCTTGGTTATATGAGCAAAGAGTATGTTGACTTGATGCTGACTACTCCTTGGGAGCAATTTGGAGGAAAGCCCGGTATTGATCGTAAGACTGGTCAAGGATTGGTTGAAGCCGGTGCCCACAATGACGGTCACGACTGGGTTGGAACAAGATATGGATGCAACAGAACAATGGGTACGCTGCGCTATGCCGCAGACGATCCTATTTTCTTTATGCACCACTGCAACTTGGATAGAATATTCTCGTTGTATAAGAATCCAATCCCAGATATAAATGGACCATGGGGTCAACAAAGATATGTGTTCCCTGATTTGAATGGTTCGCCCGTAAGCGTATCGGTCAAAGATATTATGCTATGGACTCAAACGGTATCATATCAAGCACCGCAAACAAGCAAAGCGAAGCTAGGTGCATCTAAAGCATTAAAGAATGCTGCGTCTGTTACGATTCCTGTAAACAAATCGACGGTATCTAAAGCAGGGTTGAGTGTTTCAATTGAGCCTTCTGTAAGCCTGAAAAACTTGATCAATAAAGGTCTTGAGTCTGGTACATCAATGCTTGAAATTGAAACCGGACCAATATCTCATGCTGGCCGCGCCACGATCAAAGTTTATATTGGTAAAAAATATATAGGAAGAATCAAGATAATGGACGGAGATCCAAGCACAACAAATCCAGACGCTTCGCATACATTTGTGATGACACTTGGACAATTGGGTAAGATTTCCGAGGCAATTCCAGTTGCGTATAAATTCGATGTGAATTTTTATGCTTATGGAATAGACCAAGACGTTTTGATAAGAAACCTAAAGTTCAGTGTAATGAGATAAAACAAAAAACCCCTCGAAATCGAGGGGTTTCTTTTTTAGTTCATATCAAGGCGATATATCATTACATCGTTTGCATAATCATCAAATGCTACTTCAATGAGTCTAGAAACAATGTCCCAGCTTCCACCTCCGCGAAAACTGCCCATTTGATATGGAAATCCAACAGATGGAACAGGAAGGTCCATATCATTTTCTGTCAAATATTTAGACATACCTTCAAGGGCATTATATAATGCATCATAGTTAGTTTGTCTTGTGCCTTTACCATATAGATTTTGACCATATAGATTGAAAATCTTTTTGATTTGCGTGTTATGCTTCTTAGATTGTTCCTCTGGAATATATGCCATGCTAAAATTACCAAGAATGTTTGATTTCTTTGAAGCACACAATGTATCTACAGCATAAGCATCAGGATACATTTCTCGAATGGTGCGAGCAATGCCACTGCCAAATGTATTTTGACAATTTGCTTGATGTCCAATTACTACAACATCTTTAGCAAGCAATAGATTACCTTCTTTATAAATGAGTTTTTTCATTACAACATTCTTGCTAAAAAAATAAAAAAGTCAAGACTTATTTTATAGCACTTTTGTTAGATTTTATAATATTTATATGTATATGACAATGATACCCGGCCCAAACAATGAAATGATAACAGCATCAATCGCACCTGCTTATGGCAGCACTGCAAACTATTATCAAGGTACACAAGGTAAAAAAACAATAGCTACCGGAGGCACATTTCCAAAGACTGTTGTGAGTGGTAGCATTACTACATACGGCAATCCTGTATTGATTATGTGTTCTGGAGACGCAAATCCATTGACAGATGGCACTTGGGGTGTTCTTCAATTATACAGAGGCACAACCGCATTATGCCAGACGATTCAATATGAAAGCTCCGATGCAAACGAAAATGTTCCATATAACATCAGTTGCATAGATCCAGTTTCAGCTGGTACATATACATATTACATGAAAGTAAATGAAATGGCTGGCGGAAACACCGATTTCGGAGAATCTTCTAGCCCAAACTTTATCTTGACTGAACTAAGTCGAGTATAACAAAAAACCCACCTTTCGGTGGGTTTTCTTTTATGCGTCTTTGCCGTGATGGTCTGGTGCAACTGTGTTGCGCGGACTCAATTCTCGGATAATTTCATTCCATTCAACTGGACGACGTTTCCACTCCCAACCAACATCCAATCTTTGTAGGGTTGTATCTTCTTTTAGATTGCGGTGGCAGTGTCCGTGAATATGATATGCACCTTTGCTGATATGATTCCACGAAGCAATTGGATAATGAGTCAACACAACTACTCTACCATCTATGGTCACTTCGGCATAATGACCAAGAAATGTAAATGGACTATTTGGATAATTCAATGGATATATTTCAATATCATCAGCAAGCAAACCAACTTCGCCGCGACATTCATCATACATTTGTTGAATACCTGCGTTATGATTACCCCAAATAAAATATTGATGCTTGCAGGGTAGATATACAATGCGTTTAGCATATTCCATAGAATTTGCACCAGCACCAATAACCATGTCGCCAAGATTAAATAGAATATCATTTGGTCCAATATGCTCGCTCAACATTTGCCACTGATGCTTCAGTGCTTCTTCTATATTTGAATAACCTCTTGGTCCCAATATGAATGGTTTGTTGTGTGCCAAATGTAAATCACTTACAAACCAAATTTTTTGGTCGGCTGATTTTAAACTAATTTTCTTCATTTTCTGTTTTTCTTGTATGATTCAATATAACTACGAATGTTCGCTCTGCCGATAGGATTCATACTGTGAACTTGATAATCAGGAAATTCCAGATTATTGTTCATACAATATTCAACAATCCATTTGCAGCAATCATAACCAGTCTTTTCTTTATATTCGTTATATTTTGGAGCACCAACGATATAATGTTCAAGTCCCAAATCGTGATCAAATGAAACAAACGATGGCAAACCATGTTGCATGATATATTTTACAAAATCATCATAATTTCTTGCTATAATCCAAGGACCAAGCGGCATTTCTACCCAATTAACATTTTTTGGCAGGCGTTCATCATCAAGAAATAATTTATACATCATTTCATGATATCTAAATTATATACAATGTCAAGAGTTTATATGATTGCGTTGTTGTAACTATCCAAGTATTTGTCTATCATCAAATTTGCTACTCTTGTACCAGCTTTATTATTGGTCTTCTCAAAGTGCTCTTTCTTTTTACTCCAATATTCCAAATCTTTTTTGATTTGTTCTTTGGTATAAGATATAGTGTTATCTGTTTTCATTGTAATCTTCCTCCACCAACCAATACATTTCTGAGTGTGCTGGACTGTCCTTTGCGACTAGTCTTGGCTTTAAAATCGGCAAATGTGTCTGGCAACATAACTTGCAGAAATCCAGCCGTTTTGTGCTCATATACTTGAGCACCCATATATTTTGATTGTGATACACCACGCTTTGCACAACGTAGGCAAACACGCAAACCAAGTTCGGCTCGTGCATCCTCAATGGATTCAGAGCAGCAACTGCAAGGATTTTTATATAGAGTAAAACCATTCATATACCGAAAATATTAGAGTAAGTATATAAAAAGTCAAGTGAAAAAGACATTTTTTAAAAATTGTTTAAAATAAAAAACATTGACAACAGCATATAATGTGATACTTATAGTAGCAGTTCTTTGATATCAATTTTGAAACATGTAGGGTAGTTTAAAGGACCGCTGTTTAGGAAACTCGCGGTCATTCTTCCAAGACAACATAGTAGGCATCAAGTTTCTTGTTTAAAAGCCGAAGTCGTGAAGATAGGACGAATTCCCCGAATGGAACTCCGGTATCAGATGCCCGAACTCTGGTCCCTACATGTTTTCTTTTCATGGGCGTGTTCTGGATTCTACTTTATAATGTAGGTTTAAGCCGCAAGCACAGAGTCTAATGTCTCTGTATAATACCCGTTGGAAAACATAAATGCTAAGAGAAATCTTGCAAAGGTGTCTTTTCTTTCTGTTCGCAAGAACAGCGGAGCCGAGACACTTGTCGCAGCCTAATAAAATAGGCTGTCCGTTGTCCTTGTGACACAGATAACAAGTCAACAACGTTCATCATCTGGCCGTTTGTGCGAGATAGAAGATGGTAGCACAAATCAAATACTAAACTTCAACTTCAATGTGGTGCTCTACCAAACATTGATGTATTATAAGAGATAAGCTTGTATATGTTTAGATGTATGTTATATAGCACCGTGGGTTCAACTCCCCGCACGTCCACCATTTTTATTACATATATATATGTAGGAAATTTTCTTGACGAAATGATTTTCCTGTATATACTTATGTTTGCTTTACAATCGTGTAAAAATTAAACAATAATATATAATATATATGACAAAGAAAATACTATTAATGATTACGGCAATATGTGCCGCACTCACACTAACCGCCGCGCCTGTGACAGTCACCGCAGACGCAACATACTACACCAAGTTTTTGGACCGTGGTGTTGTTGCATACAATGACGTTGCAGTCGTTGGTGTAAATGTCGAAGTCGCGGGTTTTGTGTTGGGTGCAAGCACCTTCAACACAATTCAAGCAAATGCCGTAGGAAAGAACATTGTAAGTTCTGGACTACTGAAGCGAATTGATACAACCGTTGGTTATAAGTTTACTGCTCCGCTGGCAAACTTGACCTTGGGTTCTGTCTATTCCTCTTATAGCAAGAGCATTTCCAACATTGCCAGCACAAACGAACCATTCGTTAAGCTGGATGGCAAGTTGTGGAAGAATAGTGTGTGGGATATCACGGGTCGTTCTGATCTGAAGCTACACACCAACAATGTAGAAACAAATGTTAGACTTCCTTTTGGTTTTCAACACCTAAAGATTGTTCCTTCTATTGGATATGGATTCAATGATCCAGGTGCCGCTACAATTGCTGCATTGAAGAATGCAAAACAATATGCATTGGTTGGAGTTGGTATTGGATATTACACAAAATATGCCACATTGAATATTGGTGTATATCAATCCCGTGACACGCTATTTACTGCTGGAAATACCAGCAGTGGAGTGTCTGGTGGTTTGGCTGTAAAGTTCTAATAATCAGTTAGTTTTTATCAAAAAAGGACACCGTAAATGGTGTCCTTTTTTTATTGTATTGTTGACAAACAACAGCATATGTGTAATATCACTATTATGATTCTATCACATAATATAGTTCCTTCACTTTGTTGTATTCACAATGGTCTAAAAGACCAAGGTGTTAAATTCAACACCATGACTTATGCTCAATACAAGAAATTGGGAAAAGACACAGCAATGAAGGTTCTAGCAGACCGCTCGCTCAATAATATCAAGACTATTCATGTTATAGTCAAAGAATGTGCCAAAAATAAATGGAATTATAGAATTGGCAGCAATGTGTTTCCATTGATGACACATCCCGATTTGAAATTTGGCATAGATGATTTTTATAATGCTGCTGAAATTTATAACGAATTTAAATTGTGTGCCGACACTATCAAACAAAATAAAGTACGTTGCAGTATGCATCCTGACCAGTTTGTGGTTCCTGCAAGTCCAAAAAATGGTGTTGCTGAAAACTCTATTCGCGACCTTGAACAACATGCTATGATTATGGATTTGCTTCAACTACCACAATCATATGAAGCACCAATCAATATTCACATGAATTGTTATAATGACGCCAAGTTTAGTGAGGTGATTGATAGATTGGAAAAAGTTCTCAAACGCATGTCAAAATCTGTAACAAGTAGGCTTGTTTTCGAGAACGAAGATAAACTAAAAAGTTGGACTGTATATAATCTACACGAACATCTTTATAAACGCACAGGTATTCCAATCACATACGACAATCTTCATAATAAATGTAATCCATCCACACTTCTCGATGAACAACAAACATTTGATTTATCTGTATCTACTTGGCCAAAAGATGTTGTTCCATTGTTTCATTTCAGCGAATCACTTGCTGGTAAAAATCCACGTGCTCATGCCGACTTTCCTACATTTGTACCTATGGTATATTCTATATATAAAAAAGATTTGCATCTTGATTTTGAGTTTAAGCACAAAGAATCTGCTATAAATAAGATTTCTCGCCAAAACTTATTGACATTTGATAAATAATTGGCATACTAACTATGTAATCAACATTACATCAAAAAATAAAAACTAAATCATACTAATATGACTAAAACAAATAAAACAAACAATGGCCGCAAGGTCTCCACACTCGTCAAGGGTTCTACTTATGAACTTTCTTTTTCTCGTCCTGTCAAGGGCGTCAAGAGCGAAAGCACTCATCTAAATGTTACGGGATTCAATCCTACCACTGGTGAAGTCAACAAGGTTCGCCTTGATGGACGCGCTGTTGCTGCATTGCGCCGAGTTATTGCCAAGTAATATTGGCAATCAAAGGTTATAAATCAAAATCCCACGGTGTTTGCCGTGGGATTTTTTCTATATGAAAAATAAACCTCTTACAAAAAAACAACGTAAAGATTTGATTTCTGCTTGGGTAGGAATGAATTGTTTATGTGCATATCTAAAAGATTACAAGACGAAGCCTGAAAATTTCGGTGTTAAATTTGACCTATATACTTATGCCAAAGACATACATAAACGCCTCGATTCAGTTATACTCAACGTTGACGACTTCGATTTGTAAATAATCCTTGACATTTTATAAAAAGATGTCATAGTAAAGTAGTGAAAATTGACCTACAATCTATCGACAAAGAGTCTTTTATGGTTCATCAACACTTTGTTGGTGAGCATGAATGCTTTTTGGTGCAACCAATCCATATTGGTGCAACTTGGAATAAAGAAAACCTCATTTATCGCTCTTCATTGTGGAATAAAGACGGACATCCTGTGTCGTTGAGTTTTCCCAAGTTCTTTAATTGGGACGAAAAGCCAGACATCTTTCCTGCACCCTCCGATCTAAAAAATGCGAAGTTGATGGAAAAGTTGGACGGTTCTACTTTAATCTTTTCTCGCTATAAGGGGCACACTGTTATTCGCACACGCGGAACTGTTGATGCTCATAAGCAAGCAAATGGACATGAGATAGACTATTTGTGTGAAAAGTACAAGAAGTTCATTACATATCTTGAAATGCTAGAAACTAGCAATGAGTCTTTTGTACTAGAATGGTTGAGTCCAACCAATCGCATTGTATTGAACTATGGCGACGAACCTGACATGGTTTTGACTGCTGTAATCAATCACAATGATTATTCCTTGATGCGACAATCTCAATTGGACTATTTTGCATCTGATATTGGGCTGCGCCGTCCCCGCACTTTCTCCTACAACTCCGTTGAAGAAATGAAGTCGGCAGTTGAGGTGTTGAAAGACCAAGAAGGTTTGTGTGTGTATTATAACAACGAACAACAAATTCGTAAAGTAAAAGCCGCATCATATCTTTTTTTACATCGTGCAAAAAGTGAAATTTCTAGTATAGATAAAATGATTGATGTGTATATTGATTGGTTTATGCCACGTAACACATTATCACACGAACCAACTGGATATGTAGAATTCTTTGAATATCTAACTACGAAGTTTGATTTTGAAATTGCTACAATGGCAACTGGACATGCTTCGCGCATCTGCGATGCTATGAAAGAAGTTCGCAAGATTATGAATGCATTGTTTGAGTTTGCATCTGCTCGTATGAACATTCCTCGTAATATTGCCGCAAAGGAAGTATTACAAGCATATGGTTCAACGGGTCGCTCGTCTATCATCTTTAAGATGTTAGACCGCAAGACCATCGGCACTGATGATTATAAAAAATTGCTATATCAAGTATTGAAGTAAAAACACAAGGCTTGACTTTATATAGTTCAAGCCCTATACTATTGCATATTATAAATATACTTATTAATATATGATTAAACTACTAAGAGAGAAATATGAATTGCTAAGAGAAAGTAAATTGTTTTCTGAACTGAAGTCAGTGTCTTCACATAAGACAGATCTTCTTACATCCAAGATGTGGATTTTACCAGACGGTAAGCCTGTGTCTTTGGATCAATGGCATTACAGATGGTTGCAAAACAATCCAAAAATTGCATTGAAGTATGGATTGGATGTTAAAACTTTGCCAGATGAAGAACAGCCTGTACGTGTTGCTGCATTAAAGAAAGGATTTTTTCGCGTCAATTATGAATACAATAGTGGGACTATTACAATTGAAGGATTGTCTTCAAAGTATCATAAAAAAATCAAAGATGCTATATTTGTAATTGCGATTGACAATATTAGATCAATTGATCGCATGAAATTGACACTAATGAATGAAACACTAACAAAAATTACCAGATCGGAAGAAGCCACATTGTTCACATACAGAAGTGAAGAAGAAAAACTCGCCGCAGTTGAAGATATTATCAAATAAACAATATATGACAAAAACAAAAAATTACATTGAAAAAGCAGCAAAGCGTTTGGTGGTTGGTGACAAAGTGTTGAGTGCGTCGGGCAAAACACTAACAGTGTCATTGATTATAAATAAAGGAAATAAAACTATTATTCTGTTTGACGGCGATATGGAAGTTGATGTTGATCCGTATCTTCAACTCAAAGTTTTACAATGACACTGAAAAATGTTATAGATAATCTAAACAATACTATATCAGGTAAACAAGAATTGCTTGATGTATTGACTAATCATCCAAATAACGCATCCGGTTCTGTTATTACAGAAGTTCTTAGAATCAATATTGGTGAGTTGAGATGTATCCGAGAAGATTTACTAAAAGTAAAAATATCTGAACAAACATCTTGACTTTTTATAAAAATGCCATCATAGTTATGGGTATATAAAAATGAATGTTATCAATCAACCGGTATTATGTTTAAATGGCGTTTGGCAAGCTTTGGGCACCAAAACGGTCAAAGAAGCTCTCATTGCCATGCTAGGAGGCGAAAAGGGAAATTCTCCTGCTGCTATGGCTATTGACATGGTATTTCCAATTGATGCTGACGGCAATGTTGATTGGAACAACCCCGAATATACCCAACCTGTTGGCTGGGACGAATGGCGAAAGCTTCCAGTTCGTGAATATGACTTGGCTATTCACACCTCCAACATGGAGATTCGTGCTCCACGCGTTATTATTCAACCCAACTATAGCAAAATGCCAACTGTACAGCCTCGTCCAACCAAGGAAGCAATCAGAAAGCGTGATGGTGGTATTTGTCAATATACTGGCGAAGTTCTAACTTGGAAAGACGGCAACATTGATCATGTTACTCCACGTTCTCAAGGCGGCAGAAACACGTTTGAAAACATGGTATGGTGTCACAAAGACATCAACAGCAAAAAGGCAGACAAGACGCCAAAGCAAGCAGGTTTGACACTTATTCGTAAGCCATTTGCTCCCAAGTCTTTGCCCATAAGTTCCACAATCAATGTGGCACATCATCCAAGTTGGGTTCATTTCTTAGACCATGTTACGCATGTGAAAGAAGTTGTAGCATAAAAAAATATTGACAAATCCAAGGATGTATCATAATCTGATACATCCTTTTTTATTCATGGAATATTTCACACTAACATTATGCGTTTTACTGCTTGCATATTCTACTCGTTCTTATTATCAAATAAAGAAACTGAATAAGCAACTCCTTGAACAAAATGAAAGTCATAAAAGAGCACTTGCAACAGCAGGAAATGCAATCGCAGATACACTAAAAGTTGCATTTGAGCAACTAAAGAAAAATAACTCAGACCACAGTAAAATAAACGGTAAATTGACGGAATATAACTCAAGAATACATCGTTTAGAGCAAAATATGAACCGATCTATGAAAGACGGTTTAAAACAAAAGATAAATTTACAATCCACGGAAGAAAATGAAAACAAATAATGAAGGACCGCGTATGGTAGAATTTGGTAAGTTGGAACTTGGAAACAAGTTTTTTCTTGGAAACCCAGATATACTAACTGAAAACGCTGCATACACAAAAATAGTCAGCCAAAAGAACAATGAAGGCAAATGGTCAAATGCAAAGAACGCATTTGGTCTTGTTACATTTGTACAATACGACAAAAGGGTATGGAAGAAATAAAATGAAAAAGTTTGTGCTAAAACGTGAATATATTTCTGATATAGCAGACACCAAATACATGACATTGAATATGTATGATGGTTCTACCATATCTGGAATGTCACATGGTACAATTGATCACCCAGAGTTCACAAAGTTGCGTGATATGTTGGAACAACAAGACTATATTAGCACAGAAAGAAGTTGGGTCAATGGCGACAGAGTGCTCAAACCATTTAGCTTAAATGCATTTAAGTTCAAAATTGGGGAACAATTTCCTTGTGCTTCTGCATTGAATGTTCTCTTATCTATAAAAAAATGAAAATTATAATCAATACTTGTTATGGTGGCTTTGGGCTTTCTGAAGAAGCTCTTGCTCTGTTTAATGAACGATCTGGTACAACAATTACATACGAACGTGATATCGAGCGCAACAATCCTATTCTAGTAGAAATTGTAGAGCAACTAGGAGAATCTGCCGATGGTGGTCATGCTGAACTTAAAGTTGTAGAGATTCCCGATGATGTTCAATGGCAGATTGAAGAGTATGATGGTAATGAGTGGGTGGCAGAAACCCACAGAAAGTGGGATTAAAATTTATGAAGCAAATAGGCGTAACGCAACTTGATTTAGACAAATCAACATTTGAAGAAGCTCAACAAGCATATGATAATCATATGATAATGGAGTATGCTTCAACTGCCACTGTGGAAGATTACTTGAAAATTAAAGAAGAAGCTTTAGAAAAAGCCGCCAACATTATTTTAAAAAATCGCATAACCGATGGGTTTATTAAAATTGTGTGATGTTGTTGACATATATCCGAACTATTGTATAGTTGATAAATAACATGGCAAAAATAAAAAACGAAGTTGATAAAAAGCCAAAGAATAAAAGTTTATTTGACCACCTCAATGAAGTGCGTGTGGGAAAAAATCCTAAATACTTTGATACATTGTCTGATGCGGATAAAAAGACTTGGAGTAATTATATGGTGTGTAGATTTTTGAGTATGCAGATGGACTTTGTTGACAGCATCAATGATTTACAATATTATCAAGACAAACTAACTCCAGAGCAGTTTTATAGAGTTTGTATTGACATTGTACCAAAAGCAAAGGTATTTGTGCCATATATAAAAAACAGCGGAGAGAAATATAATAAAACTTTATTGACTTTGTTATGTATGCATTTCAAGGATAGTGAACGCAATGTTGTTGAATATATGAGTATCATGACCAATGATGATATTCGCAGCATTGTGCAAAATTATGGATATGACACAGATCAAATTGAAGAGTTGTTGGAAAAGAGTAAACGATAAAATATGCAAACATCAAATAAAAAAGTAGTGGGTATTGGCGGTTGCGCTCGCAGTGGTAAAGATACATTCGCTTCCATTCTTGCATATAAACTTCAACAGGCAGGTAAATCTGTAAAAAGAATTGCACTGGCTGATCCATTAAAAGCAGATGTTGATAATTTCTTGATGGAGAATCTTGGCATTTCTGCCTTCACAACTATTCCAGAAGAAAAGTTGATTATTCGTCCCATGCTTGTATGGTATGGCGATGCTCAACGCAAGCGCACAGATGGTAGATATTGGATTGATATTGCCAAGAAGACCATTGATGAAACCAATTATGATTATTATATCATAACAGATATTCGCTATGATGCATATGAAAAAGACGAGCTATACTTTCTAAAAAATGAAGTGAATGGAGTATTGTGTCATATCAGCAAATTTACTTGGGATATTCAATGGGGACACAAAGTATTTATTCAGCCAGCAAATGAACATGAAAAAGAAAATGATCCAAAGATTGACGCTGCTGCACATCATTCCATTAAATGGGAACATGTAGAATGCAAACTACCAGAAGATTTATTACTTGACACTCAACTAAATGCTCACGTAGACAAGTTTATGAATATTTGGATTCAGAAGCTCTGACTTTCTTCTTCATCATCTTCTTCATCATCTTCTTCATCATCTTCATCTTCTTCATCATCATCCCGAATCTGACTTTCAAGCTCTTCTTTTAGTTTAACAAAATCTTCTTGTGTCAAACCAAGATCGTTTATGATTGCTGATACCAAGAAAGCAAGTTCTCGTTTGCTAAATTTTTGTGATTTTATTCCTTTACAAAATTTTTTAGTAATGGCAACCAATAATTTTTTTATGTCATTTTCTGGCGTGGGATAAATGATGCCAGGTATTGGGTTGCGTTTATTGTGCATGTCGGAGATTTTAGACATTTCTTCTTTCAACATTTTTTTATATTCGGCATCATCCGATGCCACACTTTTTATTAGTGCTTTTAGCTCGTCAATGTCTTGTTTCTTGACAATTTTTGCAACTGTGAATGTTTTTAGCACACCCGTTTTTTGTAATATGTGCGTGAAAGATTTATTTTGCATCGTTATTAATAAATATACAGTCATTAACATTGACAGATAGTTTTTTTTATGTATAGTAGTAGTATATGTCCAATCAATTTCTTGTAGAAACTCCCGATCCTGTGCCGGTTATAACCGAACCCACTCAGCCAGTAAAAAAACTCAAGAATGTGAGTTTCAGTCAATATAGCAAATGGTTAAAATGTCCAATGGATTGGAAACTTTCTTATATTGACAAGTTGGCTCCATATGAAGCAAGCATTCATACCACATTTGGTACAGCTATTCATGCCGCATTACAAGAATATCTTCGTTTGTTATATACAGTAGGAACTGCCGAAGCAGATGCTTTGGATGCATTTGGTTTGTTCAAGAAAGAATATGAAGAAGGCTTAAAAGACCTCAAGATTGCTACAGATGAACAGCTCAAGTTGACTGAAGATGAAAGAGATATATTGGGCTTGATCACTCAAGATACAGTCAAAGAGTTTGAGAACGATGGTAAAGTTATTATGGATCATACACTAGCATATGCTCAACGCAGCAAGCATTTTCCAAGTAAAAAATATGAACTTGTTGGTATTGAACTGCCATTGGAAATTCCATTAAAAGGTGGCACAATATTATACAAAGGCTTTCTTGACATTGTGCTAAAAGACAAACTGACCAAGAAGGTACTTATTTTAGATTTCAAGACATCAACCAATGGTTGGAATAAATATCAGAAGGCAGACAGAACCAAGATTGATCAACTGTTGTTGTATAAGCGGTTTTATAATCAAATGTTCAAGGTTCCGATGACTGACATCGAAATTGAATTCTTTGTTGTAAAACGCAAACTATACGAGGATGTAGCTTTTCCACAACAACGCATTCAACGTATTTCTCCACCCGATGGTAAAATTAGCATGAAACAAGTTGAAACATCATTCTTGGAGTTTATCAATGCTGGATTTGATGCTGCCGGTGAATATAATAAAGACGGTGTGTTTCCTAAGCAACCCGGCAAAGCCAAGAAGAATTGCAAATATTGTATCTTTAAAGAACTGAAGAACTCTGAAGGAAAGTTATATTGTGACGGAAAAGAAACTTGATAAGTAGTTTTTATATATTAATTTGATTTCTTATATATACGGAATGTTGTTTTCATATATATGTATATAGGAAAAACAACAACATATGAAACTAAAATCAAATCACGAAACATCTTTTACCAGTATTCACATTTTTAAAGACAAATATACTTCATTCAAAGAAGCTGGTGTAAGTAGCGGCATGACACTGCAAAAGTTAGTCAATCGTTGTGTATATCTATACACCAACGATGCTGATTTCAAAAAGAAAATTGACGACACAAATTCTTTACAAATTAGCGGCAGTGCATTTTAATAATTTGACAATAGTCAAATTTAAAACATACTAAATTTTATATATGAATAATGGTTATATTCCTCAAAAGGACAGAAAGAAAATTATACTACTTTGCGACGACTTGAGAATGCATTCTGGTATTGCCACTATGGCAAGAGAGTTTGTAACTGGACTTGCTGGCAAGTATAATTGGGTTCAAATCGCTGGCTCTGTTCAACATCCTGAAAAGGGAAAGATAATGAATTTGGACAGTGCAGTAAATATCGGCGCGGGTATCAGCGATGCATATGTTCGTTTATATCCAGTTGATGGCTATGGCAATCCGGAAATTCTAAATGAAATCATCAAGCTTGAAAAGCCGGACGCTTTGATGCATTTCACCGATCCTCGTTTTTGGGGTTGGTTGTATCAGATGGAACGTGAACTTCGTCAAAAGATGCCAATTGGTTATTATAGTATTTGGGATGATTTACCGTATCCAATGTATAATCGTGCGTTTTATGAAAGCTGCGATTGGATTGGTTGCATCAGCAAACAAACCAAGAATATTGTTGACGGGGTCTTGGGTTCTGTATTAAACAAGCCAACCACGGTGTCTTATGTGCCACATGGCATCAACACCAAGACATTTAGACCATTGACAAGTGAGTCTGAACTAAAAGAACTGAATGTGGTAAAAAAGCAATTATTCAAGAAAGATTATAACTATGTTATTTTTTATAACAATCGTAACATTCGTCGCAAGCAAACCAGCACAATCATGCTTGCTTATAGAAACTTCTGTGATAATTTAACCAAAGAAGAAGCATCCAAATGTGTATTGTTTATGCATACTCCTCCACTGGATGATGCGGGTACCGACTTGTTGGCATGTAAGACCGCTTTCTGTCCCGATTATGATGTCGTTTTCAGTACTGACAAGATCATGCCAGATCGTCTAAATCAGTACTATAATATTTCCGATGTTACAATCAATCTTTCTGATAATGAGGGATTTGGACTTGGAACGGCGGAAAGTATCGCCGCTGGCACACCCATTATCGTAACAGTAACCGGTGGTTTGCAAGATCAATGTGGATTTACAGATGAAAATGGTAATCCTGTGGAGTTTGATACAAACTGGGGAACCAATGCGGATGGTAGATACAAGAATCACGGTACTTGGGTTACACCAATATTTCCCGGTGCAAGAATGGTACAGGGAAGTATTCCTACACCATATATTCTCGCAGATTATGCTCGTTGGGAAGATGCTGCTGTAGCAATGATGCACTGGTATGAAGTTGGTCGCGACAATCGCAAAGATCGCGGATCAAAGGGACGTGAATGGCTCATGAGTTCAGAAGGATTGAGTTCCGAGAGAATGTGTGAAACTATGGCAGTTGGAATTGACAACATGTTATCAAATTGGAAGGGCAGAGAACGCTTCAACATTCATCGTCATGATGAATATGTTGGGCACAACATGCCAAACAAAAGCCTTGGTTTCATTATACCAAAGATTGACAGAGCAGAAGCAAAAAACAAATTCAACTAAACTAAAAAATATTATGGCAAAAGCACTAACAAAAGACGAAGCAAAGACAAAAGTTTACGAGCTAACAAAACAGCTCGCTGAAATCCGCAAGGAGAAAAAATCGGCAAATGTTGATTTTAAGGATCGCATCAATGACGTGGAAAATGAAATTGAAGCAATCATTGATGAACAAGAAGCCCAGAATACGGCTGGAACAACTCCGTAATAATAAAATAAAGGTTATATAAAACTATGAGTAATGAAATAAAACCTGTGTGTGTAATCCAAGGACCGGTGGCATCTCGTAGTGGTTACGGAGATCACTGTTTTGCAATTGTGTCCGACATCATCAAGTGGGACAAGTTTGATGTCAAAATTGTACCTATGCGTTGGGGGGTTTGTCCAAACACAATGCTTGATGACGAAACTCGACCGATGGTTAAAGAAATTAAAAGTAAAATACTTACTACCAACCTTACATCGCAACCGGAATTATTTATTCAGGTATCAATACCCAACGAATTTCAGCCTCGGGGAAAATATAACATCGGAATTACAGCCGGAATAGAATCGACCGCACCAAGAGCGGAATGGATTGAGGGATTAAATAGAATGAATCTTAACATTGTTCCTTCTGTTTTTTCTAAAGAGGTTTTCATTAAAACAATATATGATCGACGAGATGATAAAACAGGTATGAACGACAAGCTTCAGTTGAACAAACCAATTGAAGTTGTATTTGAAGGAGTGGATACCAATATTTACAAAAAAACATCAGAGCCATCTAAAGATATTGATTTGGCACTTGAGTCAATACCTGAGACATTTTGTTATTTGTTCGTCGGACATTGGTTGCAAGGTGATATTGGCGCGGATAGAAAAGATATTGGGATGCTTATAAAGATATTTAGCGAGGTGTTTAAAAATAAAAATAATCCGCCCGCATTGATACTCAAAACAAGTGGAGCAACATTCTCAAAGGTAGATAAGACTGAAATATTAAAGAAAATAAATGATATTAGATCTACATTGTCTGGAAATCTACCAAACATATATTTGATCCATGGTGATCTTACACCGGTCGAATTGAATAGACTATATAATCATCCAAAAATAAAAGCGCACGCCAGTCTCACACATGGTGAAGGATTTGGGCGTCCTTTGTTGGAAGCAACTTTGAGTGGCAAGCCGCTTCTCACTACAAATTGGAGTGGACACATAGATTTCTTGCCCGAAAATTTGGCAAATCTTCTACCTGGTACACTAGTCAATATTCCTCCAAGTGCATGCAATGATTGGTTAATCAAAGAATCCCAATGGTTCAACGCCAATTACAGCATTGCTGCTCAAAAGCTGGAAGATATATACGAAAATTATATAAACTATGTTCCAAAGTCAGAAAAGCTGCGTATTCAAAATAATGAGAGATTTAATCTCGAAGAAGCCGGTAAGAAATTGATTGAAGTATTGGAAAAGAATTTGCCAGCGTTTGAAAAGAAAGTGGCAATTACTCTTCCAAAGTTCAAGAAAATTACACCAACAGTACCAGTCGCAGGATGAAAATAAGTTATTTAGTAACTTGCAAGAATGAGACACTTGAGCTTCTGCAACTGATTGAGAAGCTCAAGACTCATATAGACTTTGTTGCCCCAAACGATGAAGTTGTTATACTGGACGATTTTTCAAACAACGAAGATACAAAGAAAATTCTTGCCAAAGCAAAAAGTTATGGGTTCGCCGTAGTTCAACATGCACTAAACAAAAACTTTGCAGAGCACAAGAACTATGGCAGCAAGCGTTGTGTGGGTGATTATATTGTACAATGTGACGCCGACGAATATTTGTATCCGGCACTATTGAATAATATGCACGAGTTGCTAGAGTCAAATCCAACGGTTGAATTGTATAGAGTTCCACGAGTCAATATTGTACGAGGTGCCACAGACAATGATGCCAGAAACTGGGGATGGCATATATCAAAATTATCGGAGTTTGGTGACTTGCCTATTATAAATTGGGGCAATGGAGATTATCAATCTCGTATTTATAAAAATAGTTTAAGAATACAATGGCAAAAACCATTACACGAAACAATTGTGGGAGCATCTATTGTGGCACATCTTCCTAAAGAAGTTGAGTGGTCTATTATTCATGACAAAACGATTGACAGGCAGAGAGCACAAAATGAATTCTACAACAAAAATTGGTCAATAAAAGCCAATATGGGACAAGGATAATATGATGAATATAACAATTGTTGGCCATGGTCATTTGGCATATATCACGGCAGCGTGTATGGAACAATTTCATAAAGTGAATGTTGATGAAACTGACATTGAGAAGCTGCAAGCGTCGAAGATTGTTTGGATATGTTATGATACTCCTGTTGATGCCGATGGAAAGCCAAGCTCACAAGTTGTTGTTGACAGATTGAGAAACATTTTACCAAATACCAGTGAAGGTACAATTGTACTGGTGTCATCTCAAATTCCAGTTGGCACATGTCGAGAACTTGTTTATGCATTTCCAAAATTACGAATTGCTTGTTCGCCAGAAAATCTTCGTCGCGGCAAAGCAATCAACGACTTTATGAACCCAGATCGCATCATTGTTGGTTTGGATGGAAGTGCTTTAACTCAAGCAGACGACAGAAAGAATTATGGACTGGCGACCATAGAAGATTTGTTTGCTCCATTGAACAAGCCAGTTATTTTTGTTGGTTTGGAGTCAGCGGAAATGATCAAGCACGCCATAAATTCTTTTTTGGCTTTGAGCATCACTTTTATCAATGAAATTGCCGAGGTATGTGAGGCAGCACACGCAGACAAAAATGAAGTGTCAATGGGACTACAATCAGATAAACGCATTGGACAGTTGTCGTATCTAAAACCGGGCGGTCCATATACAAATGATACACTGGGCAGAGAAATTCATACATTAATTGAACTTGACAAAAAATTTAATTTAGGATTAAATCTAATTCCATCAATCAAGAAATCAAACGATGAACATCGTAATAACTGGTAATAGTGCAGGTATTGGCAAGATGTTGACAGACAGACTTGTGTCCAATGGACATGTTGTGTATGGATTATCGCGTTCTTCGGAGTATAAATGTGATGTAACCAACTATGAACAAGTTGAAGATTGGGCCAGATATTTTCTTGATGCCGATATAAATATACATGCACTAATAACATGTGCAGGAACGCAGGGTGAAGTTGGAAAAACATCTAAAACGGATGCAGAAGCTTGGGCAGAAACTATATCAGTGAATCTAAATGGAACATATAATGCCATTCGTGCGTTTTATCCCATCATGGACAAATCTCACAGAGCAAAGATTGTATGTTTGGCTGGCGGAGGTTCTGCCAATGGTCGACCATATTTCTCTGCTTATGCAGCAGCAAAGACGGCGGTGGTTCGTTTGGTCGAAAGCATGTCATTGGAAGAACAAAACTTAGATATAAATGCGGTGGCACCGGGTGCAATAAAAACAAACATCATTGATGGAGCACTCAAAGCAGGACCGAGTGTGATTGGTGAAGATGAGTACAACAAAGCACTAAAGCAGTCTACGCAAGGAGACGACCCATCTCGTATGCTAAATTTGATTGAATGGTTGTTGTCTGAAAAGAGTGATGGAATATCTGGTAGATTCATCAGTGCTATATGGGACGATTGGGAAAAACTTGATAAAGCAACAATGCCTGATGAAATATATAAACTACGAAGGAATGTATTATGAAGATTGGAATACATGTAGATCAATTGGATCATAGAGGTTGTGGCACTGTGCCATATGACTATTCATTGGCTTTGCGAGATATTCTTGGTCATGAACCGTTTATTGTGAGTTCCAAAAAAAAGTCCACACATCCAATGGACAAATATGGTGAGTTTGGTTGTTTTTTGTATGAAGAAACATCCGAAATTCCATACATCATAGACAAAGAAAAGATAGATTTGTTTTATATGATAAAGTATGGCACAGACGATAAGCTGACGCCAACAAATTGTAAAACGGGTATTCATTGTGTGTTTCAGATGCATGAACCACATGGAGATGTGTATGCTGGTGTGAGTGAATGGTTATCAAAATATTTCAAAAAGGAACTGTGGGTTCCTCATATCATAAATCTGCCAAAAACAAATGAAACTCTGCATAATGATTTAGGTGTACCTAAAAATGCGTTTGTGATCGGAAGATTGGGTGGATATGAACAATTTGATGTACCGGATGCTCAAGCGGCTGTGATTGAAGCATTGAACAAGCGGTCGGACTTGTGGGCTATATTCTTGAACACAAAGCCATTCGTTGATCACCCTCGTGCCAAGTTCATACCATTTCAACCGGAACTGTCATATAAAAGCAAGTTTATCAACACGTGCGATGCTATGATACACGCACGTTCGGACGGAGAAACTTTTGGATTGGCGATTGGAGAATTTTCATCATTCAACAAACCTGTATTCACATATGACGCACCATATTGGTGGTATATGCGAGCACACATTGATATGCTTGGTGACAAGGCTTTGAAATATAAAAATAAAGAAGAACTACTTTCTTATTTATTACAAATTGACAAACCGTATGTAAAGGATGTAGAGTGGGACTGTTATTCAATCAAGTTCTCACCAAAGAATGTTATAAACAAATTTAAAGAAGTATTCATTAAATGAAAAATATCACAACGGTAATCAATTATTGCACAAATGACTATATGTTTCTTAAGCCGTGCATTGATGCTGCGTTGAAAGTTTCGCACAAAGTAATTGTACCATTTTGCACACATTTTCACGATGGAACTGAACAAGATCAAGAGTTATTATTGAAGTCCGCTAGTGAAAATTCAAAAGCCGAGTTTGTTGAATTTGAATATAATAAAAATGAATCATCCAGATGGCATTGCAATATTTCAAGAAAGATTGGCACAATGCTTGCACCAGAAGAGACCGATTATTTTATGTTCTTGGATACTGATGAAATCATTGTACCAAATGAATTTAATGCGTGGTGGACAGAACAACAAATCAATCCATTGGTGAGCTATAAGCTGTCAAATTACTTTTATTTCAGGGATTTCAAATATCAATGCAATGAATGGCAGGATTCAATTGCGCTAGTACAAAAAGGAACATTCACTGACGACCAATTCATAATGCATCCACACGAACGTTCTGGTGTGTTTGATTATGTGCCATCCCATCTTCGTGCCAGAAATGTCACATATAACGGTAAGCCATTCATACATCATTATTCTTGGGTTCGTTCCAAAGAAGCTATGTTGAAGAAAGTAAGCTGCTGGAGTCACAACAAGGATCAGGATTGGTCTTCACTAGTTGAAAAAGAGTTTAGTGAACCATTTCGTGGCAAGGATATGATATTTAAATTTGAATACAAAACCGTATATCCATATTTGAATATTAAAATAGAATGAAAATTAAGATATTCGCAAGACACTGTAAGTTTTCCAGCAATTCGGCCAATAAACCGAGACCATCATTTTTTACCAGAGAAGGATGTTTCAACAGTTTCCTCAATACAATGGATGAAGACTGTGAACTCACGGTGTGTTTTGATGGCATTGTATCCGGTAGCGGACATTTTTTAGAAAACCAAAAGTATAATGGTAAGTTCAAGCTCGTAGAAAAAGATGGTGGCAACGATGGCAAGAGTTTTCTTAATTTACTAAAAACCGTGACAGAATCAAACTTTGCTGATGATGACATAATATATTTTGTTGAAGATGACTATCTTCATAATATCGGATGGGCAAAAATCTTAAAAGAGGGATTTAAATTTATTGACGTAGACTATATAACGCTATATGATCACAATGATAAATATTTTTTTCCCATGTACGAGGAACTATTAGCCAAAGTTGGGGTTACGCCAAGCGTTCACTGGAAGACAATTCCTAACACAACGAACACATATGCGTGTCTTGGCAAGACGCTGCGACGAGATTATTCGACTCACGTTAAATACTGCGATGTTGTGGGTGGACTTACAAGAGACTTCGATAAATTCGCTAAATTTGCGACTGAAGGTAGAACACTGATAAATCCTTTACCTGGTTATTCTACACACTGCGAGCCTCAATATATGAGTCCGGTGATAAATTGGGAAGAAATATTCAATAAAACCTGCAATTACAATTAATTATGGACAATGATCAACGCATAGAAATATCTAAATTCGTGGAGGAAATGGCAAAAAAGCATGGCCATATTCCAAAGTTCGCACACAACCTTGCAGCCAAGGATAAGAAAAAAGTGTATTATTCCGGACCTTACTTTGATAATACCGAAATAGTCGCGGCAATTCACACCTTGCTATTTGGTAAATGGTCTTCTTCGGGAGAAGTATGCGCTCGTTTTGAAAGAGAATTTGGAAAACATATCAATAATAAGTTTTCCTTTTTTTGTAACAGCGGATCAAGTGCCAATCTTTTGCTGATAGCAGCTTGTAGAGAATATTTTGGATGGCAGGATGGGGACGAAATTATTGTATCATCGGTCGGATTTCCAACCACAGTATCTGCAATCGTACATAATGACTTAAAACCTTCATTCGTTGATATTGAGTGGTCAACATTGAACTTTGATCTATCAAAAATTGAAGAAAAAATAACAGATAAAACTAAAGCTATATTCCTCAGTCCCGTTCTTGGCAATCCTCCAAATATGGATGAATTGATTGCAATCACAAAGAAACATAATATCAAACTGTTGTTGGATAACTGCGATTCTTTGGGAACTAAGTGGAGAGGCAAATATCTTAATGAGTACGCAGTTGTATCCAGTTGTTCCTTTTATCCAGCGCATGAAATCACAACATTGGAAGGTGGTATGGTATCCTCGGACATTCAAGAAATCGTCGATTTGGCAAGAAGCTTTGGAACTTGGGGAAGAGACTGTTATTGCGTAGGTGCTGCCAATCTTTTATGCAATGGTACATGCAACAAGAGATTTTCAAATTGGATTCCCGAGTTTCCAGAATTGATCATTGATCATAAGTATGTATTCAATCGTATTGGTTGGAATTTAAAGCCATTAGACTTGCAGGCTGCGATTGGATTGGAGCAGCTTAAAAAGCTTGATAGTATATGCCAATTGAGAAATGACAATCGCATAATGATACAAAACATACTTCAAACATATGTAAACGATTTGAGCTTTCCGGCAGTATATTCTGAAACGACGTGGGTTCCATTTGGCGTACCAGTTATTTGCAAAAACCGAGAAATTAAACATAGGCTTGTGACTTTTCTAGAATCCAACGGTATTCAAACTAGAAACTATTTTGCGGGAAATCTGTTGATGCATAATGGATACAAGCATTTGGATGACTATCGTAAATATCCAGACGCCAATAAAGTATTGGATTTGGTATTCTTTGTCGGATGTGCGCCAACCATATCTGCGGAAAATCTTGATCATATCAACAATATAATGTCAACATGGAAAAACTAAGCATATTTGGAGGAAGTGGATTTGTTGGTGGAAATTTCGCAAGAATGTATCCAAATAAGACTGTAATTATACCAAGAGAGGAAAACAAAATCGAGGATATGAAAGATGTGTTGTATCTAATCAGTACTACTCATAATTATCATGTTCTAGATGATCTTCACAAGGATATAAATACCAATCTCAATAAATTGGTGGATGTATTACCAAATGTAAATGGAACATTCAACTTTGTATCAAGTTGGTTCGTTTACGGGAGTGGATATGGAAAATATAATCCGGCCAAAGAAACGGATTATTGCAATCCAAAGGGATTTTATTCTATAACAAAAAAGACAGCGGAAGATCTTGTAGAATCTTATTGTAAAACTTTTAAAAAGAATTATCGCATATTAAGATTGTGCAATGTTATTGGAGGAGATGCCAAAGCCGGAACCAAAAAAAATGCATTGGAGTATCTAGTTGGAAATGTTGTGCGCGGAGAGCCAATTAATTTATACCACGGAGATAATTATAGAAATTTTCTTCATGTGGAAGACGTGTGTACCGCCACCAATATGGTAATTAAGAAGGGTAAACTTAATGAAATATATAATATTGGAGGAGAAGAAAGTACTAGTATAAATGACATTGTTGATTATGTTCGCAGAAAAACAAATTCTAATACCAAGATAACATACATTGATGCTCCCGAGTTTCATCAAATAGTACAATGCCCAAATTTTTTTATGGACAGTGAGAAATTAAGAAATTTGGGATTTAAACAAAAATATACTACTTTTCAAGCTGTGGACAAAATAATTGAAAATTTATGAAAATAGCAATGTTATGGCATGGCGATTCAACGGTGGAAGAATATTGGAATTGCCCCCTTGGATTATCGTTTGCTTTTAAAAGACTTGGACACAGTGTTGATGTATTCAAATTCGATGCTGCGAATTGCGATCTGGAAAAATTTTTTATAGTATCAAATAATTACGATTTCATATGGGTGAGTTGGCCATGGAATTCAAAATCACTTGATGAACAGTTGAAAAAATTGAGAACAATCAGTCACAAAAAGATTGTACTTGAGATGGGCGATGAACCGCAAACATTTGGTCAAGGAATTGAACGAGCTAAAATTGCAGACGCTATATATACTCCGGACATAAGGTGCCAAAAGAAATATATTGAAATGGGAATAAATGCACATTGGATAACTCATTGGGGGGATGAATATCTGTTTGAACACAATAGCACTATACCAAGATCAAACATATGCGTGACTACTTGCGGTGTCGAGAAATACACCAAATATCTTTCATCGGCCCTTGGTTCGAATTTTATATACCGTAAAACATTGGCTGAAGAAAACAACGAATTTTACAATGGCGGTACTATTGCATTTCAATACGCAAGATGGGATGAAATAACTAGAAGAATATTTGAGGCGGGTGGATGTAAACTGGCAGTTGTGACAAACCGCATATCCACCGCAACTGGAATATATGACATGTTTGTTGATGGTAAAGACATACTGTATTATGATACGGAACAAGATGCTGCGGAAAAAATTAAATATTTGATAAACAACGAGTATATAAGAAATGTTTTATCTGAAAATATCTATAAAAAAATTAATTTATATCACAGAGCAGAAAAACGAGCCGACCAGATCATAGGTATAATAACTTAATTGATATAGTTAAAATGTTATTCTGTTTATATGAGAAGTTTGAAAGTCAAAACTTATTATAGTTTGACTGTTTGGTAAAAATGTTCATAGTATCTTTTCTACTATGGCAAAAATAACCAACGCCCTGTTCACCAGTTTCAAAGAACTGAATGAGTATAAAAACTTGACGACTCTTCAAAAGAAGTTCTTCAAGGATTTTTTCTCCGGAAGAAATATATTCTTGACTGGTGCCGCCGGTGTTGGAAAGTCGTATTGCGCCAGTCTCTTATTCAAGTTCCTCGATTTGAATGGAATTTTTTATGCGAAAACTGCAACAACTGGTGTAGCTGCCCTAAATATAGGTGGAGTAACTTTGCATTCATGGTCTGGTATGGGATTGGCCGAAGAACATGGTATGGAACTGCTTGATAAAGTGTCTGAAAATAACAAGGCAGTCAATCGTATCAAGCACAGCAAAGTGCTCATCATAGATGAAATATCAATGGCCAAGAGTGATTTGGTTGATAAACTGGACATTGTTTGTCAATATATCAGAAACAAAGACAAACCTTTTGGTGGTATTCAAGTTGTGTTTGTGGGTGATTTCATGCAATTACCACCCGTATTCAAGAACTTTGATGAAGAAAAGTTTGCTTTTGATTCTCAAGCATGGCGCGATGCTAAAGTAAAAACAATTCATTTGACTGAAATTGTAAGACAGCATGACGAACCGGACTTTGCTAAGTTACTAAATGAAATACGAATGGGGAAAGCTAAAGATTATACACTACTTACAGATTGTATAAACAGAAAGTTTCCAGATGATGGCATCAAACCAGTAAAGCTGTTTTGTAAAAATATTGATGTAAGCAAATATAACCACGATGAGTTGTATAAGATAAAAAATCAAAGTAAGTTTTATCATTCATCTGATTCGGGCGGTGATATGTGGCGTCAATTTTTTGATAAGAATTGTCCAGCACCAACTACACTAGAATTGCGTAAAGGTGCTCAAGTTATTTTGCTGGTCAATCTGGATACAAAACTTGGATTGGTCAATGGCAGTGTTGGCACAGTGACCGAGGTATATGATACATATGTTGATATAAAATTTGCTTGTGGTGCTCAAATTATTGAAACATATAAATGGGAAATAAAGCAAAACGAGTATGATGCATTGACTGGTAATATGAAAAAGATTGTATTGGCTTCGCGCTCACAACTGCCACTGAAACTTGCGTGGGCAATAACAATTCACAAAAGTCAGGGCAGTACACTTGATAGAGCAGAAATTGATGTGAGCGAAGCATTTGCGGCTGGACAAGTGTATGTGGCATTGAGCAGAGTGCGTAACTTGGCTTCACTAAAAATACTCAGTTTTTCTCCACACAAAATAAAAACAAATAAAAAGTGTTTAGATTTTTATAACTCGCAAATTGATGAAAAAGAGATAGAGTTCTTTGTTGATGAGGATTGATAAATTATGACTACACAGAAAAAAGGTTGGTATTATTATCTGATGTGCGCTTTTGCCATTATTGGCTTTCCACTTGCATTGAGCGGATTGCTTGCACTAAAAGCACAATGGATGAATGAAACGCTATGGTCTGACATGTTAAAGACCGCATCAAATTCTATTATGATTCTCATAGAAATGATTTGGTTGGGAGAAGTATTCAGACATGATGCTGGATATACTATCATAACAACCACTGAATATAAACTATTCAAATGTAAAGAAAGTGGCAAAGAAGACGCATTTATGATGTTTGCTGATAGCACAGAAGAACTAGAACACTTCTTTGAGGTTACTGAACCAACCAAAAAGATTTATATTGAAGAGGCAGAAATGACTGGTAAAAGTATTCAAATGAAAGTATTCAACGGAGATAAAGAAGACGTGGAGGGCGACAAATGAAAACCAAAACAGCGGCGTTTATATTAAATCACAATCTACCTGACTATACAGACATGTTGTATGAGTCGCTAAAGCCATATGAGCGAACATACTATGACTTGTTTGTTATAGACAATGCTTCATCAACTGAAGGAAAGAGCAAGCATACTTCATTTGAGTTGGAAGAGAATGTTTATTTCGGTGGTGGCTTAAATGCTGCCATGCAATATACACTTGAAAACAAGCAGTATGATAGTATGATGTTCTTGAGCAATGATCTTACAATTCATCCATATAATTATATATCAACAATGCGAGAAGAAATGTTTGAGGATGTGTTTGATGATGTGCTTGCAGGAAAGTGGGTAAATAGAGAAATCAAATATGATATTGTTGCTCCAACATTCTATAACATAGAACCAAATCAACAATGTCATTGGAAATGCATGCATAGTCGCAACTCTAAAGAAACAAGAAAAGTTGATTATGTTGATTTTCAATGTCCTTTGATTTCTCGTAGATTACTTGAAGAAGTAAAAGAGATTGATATAGATCTGAAGTACGGTTGGGGACCGGATTTTTACTTTGCTCTTATAGCAAAAAAACTGGGATATAATCTTGGAGTAGTTGATAGATGCTGTATATTACATCACAACTCTCTAACTGTGAAACGAGGTGTAGCTGGTTTGGATATACCAACATATTGTAGATTGGCAGAAGAAGGTATGAAAAACTTCTTTATAAAGAAAAATTTGTGGACAGAATATATTGAACTACGAACCAAAGCACAAAATTATGAATACAACAACTGAAACACAATTACAGTTTGACTTTTTTGCACCGGCACAACTGACATTTGATTGGCTAAATAAAGATAGTTATTTAACTACTACCTTTAAGGCCGATTTGACCATGACTTTTTATGATGGTAAAAATGTGATTGGCAAGTTGGATTGGAATGATGGCACAATGAAGTTTAGCGGCAGTGTTGATGAAAGTGCTCAAAGATTCGTTGATTGTATTATAAAAAAGCACACTCAAGGCACATTGGTTGACCAAAAGAAAAATAATACAGAGTGGAAATCATGAATGTGAACGAGCCTTTATTCACTTGGATTATAAATACTTACAAAAGCACTCCGTATTTGCGGCTTGCGATTGAGTCTATTCGTGAGAATGCTTATTACAAAAATCAACCCATTCTTGTGTATTGCGAAAATGACACAGACACACGAGATTGGTTAGCACAACAGCCAGACATAGAAACTATCTATGAAGAAAATGTTGTTCCTGTTGGTATTGGTGGTGGAGTAAACAAAGCAATAGAGCGTGTAAAAACAGAATACTTTTCTCTTATACATAGTGATTTTTATATAAGCAAAAACTATGACAAGCCATTGTTTGATCTTGTATCTAGCTCAGAAAAGCCACTAGTAGCAGGTGCGTGGCGGCTTGAACCAAACATATTCAACAACACAGATAGATTTGGTACAATATTTTCACCACCAAATACGACAGATGGATTTGGAACATATCATCACGACTTTAGAAAAAATGAATTCTTGGATTGGGCTGATCACGCATTTGTATCTTCGAGTGCACCGACATTTAGAAAAGTAGAAGGCGTGTCATATATGATGCGAACAAAGTATTTTATACCAAACTCGGATGCGTATAAACCTACATCATACGAAGATCATGACCAAAGTGTTAGAATGCAATTAGAAGGATATAATTTTGTTGTGTCTGGAAAAGCACTAACTTGGCACTTTGGAGCACGCAGTAGTCATTTTCTTGGACAGCACGACAAACTTACTGGCACATCTGATAGACAAAAACAAGGTGAAGCTCGTAACTATCAAAAGTGGTTGAAGATATGGGGAGAGCCACCGTCGTATGACGAAGTAGGTTTTATCAAAGTAACCGATAAAATGCGTGAAATATATAACAAGAACAGAGATAAATACTTGACAGGTGACTATAGTAGTGTAATAATGTAGTGATATGAAAATCAAATTTAAACCAAAATTTTCTCCTGAGTTCGAGGCGGAGCATTTTGATACATTGGACTTTCAATGGTCCGGAGTGGATGAAGATGGATATATGCATATGTACTGTAACATAGCAGAGGTTATTGAAGAAAACGGAGAAATGTTTATTGAGTGGAATGGAAGAAAATATCCGGCATATCATTTTTTACATTGTGATCATTTGGATGATTATTTTTCTATGGACTCTGTAAGAGTTGTTAAAGGCGGAAAATACTTGACAGGTGATTACACTAGTGTCATAAAGGATGTATGAATAGAGAACTAAAATTTAGCACGCCAAGAACAGATGCGATTGATACATATATTCGCACACGAACCGACTATATAAAGACCGATCACCAAGTTTGGAGAGAGCACACCAACATCCTCGAAACCGAACTTGCTGCTTTTAAGAAAAACAATGAAGAACTCATTCAACGTCACAATGCTGCTATAGCTTCTTGGGATGAAGAGCGTGAAAGAGCGTTGCGTGAAGCAGATAGAGCAATAAAGTATAAAGAAAAGTATGAAGATTTGGTGAAAGATATTCGCCTTATCGGAAAACAGATTTTTTGTAGTACTGGAGGCACATTTGAGAATCATCCACCTGATGCTATTATTGATGCAGCTTTTAGATCGTTAAATGAATCTTGGAAAGAAGAAAAAGAGCATATGAAATTATCTCACGGCAAAACTTTAGAGTCATTGCGTTATAATGTTGAACGCACTAAAGTGTTTGAGGCACTCGCTGAAATGCTATATAAGGCAGAATATGACAATACTGATGCTATTAAGAAGATTTACGAAACTGTAAGAGAGAAATATCCAATTGGAACTTATTGGATGCCTTCCAAAAGCGTTTAACTATGACAGAGCACGCTCGTAAATATTTTGAGTTGTATTATAAAATACAACGCTGTATTGATGAAAATACTATACAAGAAAAATCCAACAAACTGCGACAGGATATAATAGAGTATTATAATAATATGACCGAAAAAGAAAAGCAGTTGATACACATTGTAGGAATAGAACACGACAAGATATGAAAGAATTTATTGACATTGTGGGTAAAAAGGATATAAAAGACTTATGAAAATCTCATACTGTATTCCGTCGAAAAACAATCTTCGATACTTGAAGGGCTCTATTAAATCAATCAAAGAGAATTCTTCTTTGCCATACGAGATTGTGGTATTTATTGACTCCAACAGCGATGGTACGGAAGAATGGCTGAAAAAGAACGCACCCGAAGTAAAATATACAAAGAACACATCATACGAATACAAGGGCATAGCACATGGATACAATCGCTGTATAGAGAATGCCACCGGTGATGTCATATGTGTATTTCACGCCGATATGTATATGGGTAAGGGATTTGACACTAATCTGATCAAGCATCTTAAACCCAATACGGTTGTTGCGGCAACAAGAATAGAACCACCGTTGCACCCGGTGGGAAAAGAAAAGATTGTTATGCCATTTGGCATGTACCCAGAAGACTTCAATAAGAAAGCGTTTGATGATTATGTTGAAGATGCCAAGGTTAAAAACACAGACGTTACAACCAGTGGAATTTTTGCACCTTGGATGACATATAAGAAAAACCTGACTGACATTGGAATGCACGACGAAACTCTTCATTCATATTATGAAGACTCGGACTTGTTCCAAAGAATGATTTTGAACGGATGCACGATGGTTCAAGCATGGGATGCACTTGTATATCACTTTACATGTCGAGGTGGTCAGTTCCAAGATGGCGTTGAAAAGCAGACAGTTGATCCAAAGTTTCATGAAATGCGAAACAGATCCGGTAGATATTATATCAGAAAATGGCAGAGTTGGATCAAGAATGATGAATATCAACATCCCATAATTCCAAAAAAATATAATATTGGATTTGTACTAACCGATGTAACCACCGAAGACTTTATTCATTTTGTTGAGCCGTGGGCTTCAAATATATTTATTGATAATACTATTTCCGGTAATAGATACATAGCAAAAGAACAACCAACCACAAAGATTGATTTGAAGGCTCGCATATATAATCATGGCTATATAGAACAAATCAATAATGACATTCTTTTGTATTTCAGTCAGAAGGACTTTATGCTCAATGGTAATGAAAACTCAGCAATCATAACTAAACTCACTGATATTATATCAGAAGGTGTAGAAGACAATGCTGAAATGGAACTGGGTATATTCAAATTGAAAACAAAGATTGTAAAAGACATTAGCAAATCACTTATAAAAATATGAACTACGATAACTTATTCACTTTTGTTGTTACACATGTAAAACAACTTGGCGGCAAAGGTCGCGGAGTTGTTATTACACGCAAAACAACATTGGAAGAAATCACTAATATGTTTGATGCCTTTCTATCCAGAGAAGAAATAGCCGCACTCATGAAATTTACTAAAGAAACTTCAGCAGATCATCCCAATATGGTTGTATATCGCACAGATGGTTCAGAAGAACATATTGTGTTTGGATTGAGTGAAGCTGGTTGGAAAGATGATTATGGATTGACTCATGATGATGTTGTTGTTAGTGTAGCATAATATATGAAATTATTATCAATGGAAGATATTGATGCTAGGTTAGATAAAATATTACCAGAACTTCCATCAGAAAATAATGTAGAAGCATACATGAAAACATTTGGAATTGATCGTGTAGATGCTGTTCAACTGTGTCGTATTTCAACATATGATCGTAATCATGGGTTGATGAAGATATCTGATACCACAGGCAATGAGTATATGAAAATTCATGCTGAGTATCTTGAATTGAGCAAAATGGTAGCAGAACACAACAGACAATTAAATTTATGAAAGTAAAATATTATATCAAAAATGTAAAAGGACTTGTTTTTCCAGCGCGAGCAAATAAAACTGACGCTGGTTATGATATTATATCAACAAGTCCCGCTAATATTATAGGACAAACTTGGAACAGTAGTAGTGGTAAAAATTATTACAAACGCATAGATTATATTGAGTATGAAACCAATTTATATACTCATCCAGCTACCGAAGCAATTGATTCTTGCCAAAGTTCATATTCTATTTATAATTGTCACACAGATTTGAGACCGCGCAGTTCAATAAGTAAATATAATATTGTGCTTGCTAATTCTGTTGGTCTTATTGATCGTGGATATAGAAATCAAATATTGGTTCGCTTCAAATATATTTGGCAACCAGAAGATTATTCTATTATAGATGACCTAATTTTAGGTACACCTAATTTGAGCAAATTATACAATATGGGTGATAAGATTTGTCAACTACTACCTATGGAAACACACGATATTGAGTTTCATCCAGTGGATATATTGGACAATAATGATCGCGGTGGTGGATTTGGATCTACAGGAAAGTGATCATTTTCTTTTTTTTAAAGTATATTTATTATGTGATATGAGTAAAAATCACGATAGATACAAAGAAGATTATTCAACAATAGACATTGAACAATTGGAAGAAATAGACACAGAGAAATTTGAGAAGTTTCGTCCAAAAAATAAAAAGAACATCAAGGGTAAATCAAAAGACAATAGTATAAAAAAAGACGACGAGTAATATCGGCGTCTTTTTGTTTTTATGAGCACCACTGATGACAAGTGTGTCTTTTATTTGGAAATGTTCAGAGATGGACTTTATATAAAATTGTCAGAAGAACTACAAAAAGAAGACGCCGCAACAACTGCGGCGTTTTGTTATTATTTGGCGAAGTATGAAGGCGTTCACCATTTAGATTTTTTGCGTAAGTTGATAGGTTAGTTCCTGATACCATATTCTACTTCAGTGAAATCGCCACCAGCATATGATATACTGCTCTGCAAGCTTTCAGTTATTTCATGTAGTTTTTCCGCATATATCATCTTGTTGCATTCAAGTTCAACAGCACGACCTTCAACATGAACATTGGTTCCTTTATTCTTTACTGAAGCACTGCCATAATATACTTTATATGGTTTGACAATTATTTTACCAGTGCCTTTGCCGGACAGTTCATTTGTTATAATTTCTCTATACACAGTTTCGGCTGGAGAATCAATACAAGCCGCAAAGATGCTTCCTGCCATAACCATAGTTCCACCCGCCACAATTGCTTTAGCAAAATCACCATTGGTGCGAATTCCACCATCTGCTATAATTGGTTTGGTTGCAATATCAGCACATTCTTGAATACAAGTGAACATGGGCACTCCAAATCCAGTTTGACCATATGAAGTACAAGCATCACCTTGAGCAATTCCACATTTTACTGCGTCTGCACCCCAATTCTCCAAGTCAACAACCGCACCCGCCGAAGCAACATTTCCAGCAATGATGAATGGTCGTTCATATACTCCTCTTTTATAAACACTATGTAAGAACTCAAGCATTTCTTTCATTCTTACGCTGTGTGCGTGCGCAATATCAATAGTTAGAAAATCTATGCGAAGATTTTTTAAGATGCAATAATGAATCAATTCCACATCCTCTTCTTTCACACCAATACTGATACTAATAGTTTTCCAATTTTCTTTGTTTGCAACTTCAATGAACTTTTTATTATCTGTGTTGGCAGGTGCGGTTTTGTCTGCGTTGAAGCGATGCATGATATAAAAATATTCATGTTCACTCATATACTTTGCTTTATCAACATTCATGGTACATTCCATATTGGCTGGAACAACTGGTAATTTAAATGTTTTATTACCGAGTTTTATAGAAGTATCTGCTTCACTTCGAGAATGAAACTCGCTATAACGAGGCTTTAGAAACACTTCGGAATAAGAATAATAGGTTTTTGACATATGAATTCATACTACACACATCCAAAAAAGTGTCAATTTGTAATAAGTGGTATATATTTATTAGCATATGGCAAAAAATCTAAGAGTGTTTAAAGGTGCGGGCTGTCCAGATTTGGACAAACAAACTCTTGCTTTGTTGGTCAAATTTTTGAAGTATGCTATTAATGAATTGAAGTTGCAAGATGTTGAAGTGAAGATACGACTATTGGGCAAGTCACCAAATGAACCTATCACAACTGGCTGTTATTCACCTCAAAACAAAACTATATCTACTATATGTGATGGTAGGCATATGATTGATTATTGTCGCACAATTGCTCATGAATTAACTCATATGAAACAAGATGTTGATAATAGAATAAATGGCAATGAACAAGAGATTGGTGGAGAAATTGAAGATGAAGCCAATGTAATGTCTGGAAGAATTGTAAAGTTTTATATCAAGAATATATTGACCAAAGAAGATAAGCAACATCTTGGTTTGGGCACATATGGTACATGATTAGAAAAGTCGTCGAATTTATTAAAAATTTGGCGGAGATTGTTTTGCTGCTTGGGGTGATTTTTATTATTGTTTGTACATTTCTATAAAAAGTATATATATTGACTTCATTCTGTGATGTCGTTATATTTATAGTAGTAGCATATATATGAAAAAATCAGAACTAAAAGCATTGATCAAAGAAGCCGTGGAAGAAGTTTCCAATATGCGAA